CTCAAAAGTGACCATAAGCTCTCCTGAATCAGGAGAGCAGATTACCCCCTGGATCTGATTTCAGGCGTTGGGTGTGGATCACTATTGCACCGTTCGTGACATTCAGCACCGACCATCACAGTTTGATTCTCTGGCATGAGCATAACGCTGAAATAAGTCCAGTCTGGTGCGGCCCGATCCCCCGCCGTTAGCTCCACGAAACGGAGCACGTAACAGGTAAGAGCATTCTCCTGTAACGGGTTCATATCCCAATCTACAGGTCCACCAGGAATGCTCTTTCCGTTGCGGTGAATGCGGCTAAGCGCACGCGGGGAAATGGTTATATCTGTCCATTATTTCTCCTTATTTCCCCGTCCACGGTGGATAACCAGCTAAAGGACACCGGGAAGCACCCGGCACCGCAACCTTATTTCCCAACCAGTAATGAGGTTAATAAATGCTCGGCATTCTCAAAAAGAAATTCCGCAAAGCGGCTGGCGGAGTCAAGAAGATGGAAAACCGTGATGCGGTGGAAGCGACTGTCTGGGGCGCATATTCCATTGCATACTCTGACGGCACCTGCGATGCGAAAGAAATTGCAGTATTGGAAAAAACCATTGCAGCACTTCCTGCCTTTGCGCCGTTCTCCGGTGAAATTGCCCAGATGAGCGCCAATATTCGCGCTCAATATGAAGCCTCGCCGCGCCGAGCGAATGCCCAGGCTTTACGTGAACTGGCTGACGTGTCTGGAACTAATGATGCGGTAGATGTTCTGTGCCTATGCATTGATATTGCTGACCAGGATGGCATTGGGGCAGAAGAGCAGGAGCAATTGAAGAAAATTGCCCAGGCTCTTCAATTGCCACTGGAACAGTATATCTGATGGTTATAAAAGCACGTCTAATTCTGGCTTTGGTTTTTCTCGTGCTATCTGTGCTGGTGGATTTCACCAGCACAATCCTGTCGGTTTTATCCGACGGGGCGTTGGTAGCAGTAGCTGTAACATTGGTATGGCCGATATTAAAAACAGCTTCTAAGGATCAGTGATGGGCTTCTGGGATTTTGCTGACAAGCATCCAATTGTTCTCGTTGTCATTGCTGGCATAGTTGTGGGCGGTATTGCTGGCGTCATAGAAGCACTCAGGAAACAGTAATCCGGCCCTTTAGCTCAGTGGTTAGAGCTGGCGACTCATAATCGCACGGTCACCGGTTCAAGTCCGGTAGGGGCCACCATATTTGGTTGTAACACGGCGTCTGGCACATGCGTCGTTAGCGGTCTGGTGACGTTAAAAGGGGGGAACCTTGCCCCTAGCTCAGGCAACGAACCAGGTAGCCGGAATGTGCAAGCCACCGTTTGTTGTTTCTCGGGTAAATGGATTCACCATCCTGGCGATTCGGTGTGACAGCCGGGAAGAGTCCGGCGCATTAATCCTGATTTTCTGGTGATGACTCATATCGTTAGGAGTGATTTGAGTATGCCGATTATATCTGACATTCAGCACGCCTGGGTGGAGTGCTAATGTCTGCATCCCCTCTTGAATCCATGCCAAATTCCCTTAGTGCAGAACAAGCTGTACTTGGTGGCTTAATGCTTGATAACTGCCGCTGGGATGAAGTTGCAGATCGTATAGTTGCTGATGATTTTTATACCAGTGCTCATCGTGAAATTTTCAGTGAGATGGAGAGGTTATTAAGTCATGGCAAACCGATTGATTTGATAACACTTGCTGAAGCACTTGAACAGAACGGTAAATTAGAACGCGCCGGTGGTTTTGCGTACCTTGCGGAGATGTCAAAGAACACGCCCAGCGCGGCAAATATTTGTGCTTATGCGGATATCGTTCGTGAACGCGCGGTTGTTCGTGAAATGATTTCCGTCGCAAATGAAATAGCCGAAGCTGGATATGCGCAGGATGGCAGGGGCAGCAATGAATTGCTGGATATGGCCGAGCGCCGCGTTTTTGAAATAGCTGAAAAACGACAAAAGAGCGGTAGTGGTCCAAAAGATATCGCCAGCATTCTCGATGCAACGGTATCTCGCATAGAAGAGTTGTTTCAGCGACCACATGATGGTGTAACGGGGCTTGATACGGGATTTACCGATCTCAATAAGAAGACGGCAGGGCTTCAGCCGTCCGATCTCATCATTGTCGCCGCCCGCCCATCTATGGGGAAGACCACGTTTGCGATGAATCTCGTCGAAAATGCCGCAGTTCGTAACGATAAGCCCGTATTGGTTTTTAGCCTTGAGATGCCGAGCCACCAGCTGATGATGCGCTCACTGGCTTCTCTTGCACGCGTTGATCAGACTCGTATTCGGACAGGGCAACTTAACGACGAGGATTGGGCGCGGGTTTCTGGCGCAATGGGTATTCTGTTGGACAAGCAGAATATTTTTATTGATGACTCAAGCGCCCTGACGCCGACAGAGCTACGTTCCCGCGCTCGTCGTGTTTATAAAGAAAATGGTGGTTTGAGCATGATTATGATCGACTACCTGCAACTTATGCGCGTCCCCGAGCTGCAAGATAACCGAACGCTGGAAATTGCCGAGATTTCTCGCTCACTGAAGGCGTTGGCGAAGGAATTACAAGTACCGGTGGTGGCATTGTCACAACTTAATCGATCGCTTGAACAGCGTGCGGACAAACGACCGGTAAATTCAGATTTACGTGAATCAGGAGCAATTGAGCAGGACGCAGACCTGATTATGTTTCTGTATCGCGACGAAGTTTATCACCCGGATAGCGAAATGAAGGGTATTGCCGAGGTAATTATCGGAAAGCAACGAAATGGCCCAATTGGCACGGTGAGATTGGCTTTTAACGGCCAATACTCACGGTTTGATAACTATGCCGGTGCTGACTGGCAAGAGGATTATTAATGCAATGGAATGAGGAAAAGCCGATGAACATCCTGATCATTGGGCGAAAATTTGCAGCCATCAGTGATGTGAAAACATATACGGAAATGTGGTCTTATAACCTGGCCTGCGCCTTTAGTGAGGCAGGGGTAACATTGCAATACCATCGTCCATATTCCCCTGGCGTCGAAAGCCCCGAGGATTATGTTGAAGCTGTGTTGACTGCTGCGACAGCATGTTCTGCGAAGGCCATTTTGGCACCAGGATTGAGGTATTTTACTACGGTACCCAGGGAAATAGGCATGCAACTGTGTCGCCGATTCTCTGGATGGGTAGCCCAGGTATATGACGGTTCTATGCTGGATTCGGCACCAGTCGATATTACTTTTACTGTCCGCGATGATACCTGGCGGTACCTGGATAATCCCGGTCGGTTAGAACGTCATAATCGCTTTAACAAACATGTTGGATGGGCAGCGAATCAGGAGCTGTTCCATCTGGAAACCAAAACGGACGATGTTCTGCGTATTTTTGTAGACCACGCTGCATTTGATGTTAGTGGTTTTGATCACTCCTTAAGTATCCTTATGAACCTTCAGCGTCTGACCGTTCCGTATGAGGCCAGAACGTTGACTGATGACGGATTGGTTACCATTGATCCGGGGAATATTTCGGTAACTCCATACAGGCGGACGCCGGTGCCAGCAACCGAATTTGCAGCTGAATTGCGTAAGAGTGACGTTTTTATCGTTACGCATCCCGAAAGCCTTGGATTAACTGTTCTTGAGGCGGCAATGTGCGGGGCGTTGGTATTAACGCCTCCCGATTGCCTTCCGCCAGATCGCCTGGCTTTGGTGAACCATATGGTTATCAAGTCGCGGATTGATTGGGATGAGGTTATTGCTCGCGTTGATCGCGTGAAAAATGCTGAAAAGGTCCAGTGTCACACCTGGTCGGCAATTGCGGAAAAGATGCTTGAGACGTTTATCACGCAGAAACCGTCGCGCGGTAACGGATAAAAAATTGAACCCGTCATAACAGAAAAGCCCGATCGCCGGGCTTTTCTTAAGCCTTGTCAACAGAGACTTGAGCGGCTTTTATGGATAGATTCCCGCTGGCCTCTATCGCCATACTTCCCCCCGCCTTCAGGGCGACATCCGCGCCTGACTTTATATCGAGATTTCCTGCGGAAGAGATGAATGCCGGACCTTGAGAAATGGCATATAACTCCCCGGCCTCGTTGAACCCGATTGTTGTTCCACTTTTCAAGTGCGTAACGGCCCAGGCTCCGCCCGCCGTCCGGATCTCCATTAGTCCGTTCCGCGACGAAATAAAGTCTTTTTTGGCGCTGGTTGATGGTTGTGCTGGTGCACCTTCGACTTCAGGCGGTACATAGCCTTCACCTTGTCCTGACGCTTCAGGCGGCACATTGGGAGCGCCACCGGATGCATCCTGTGCATAACCGATTATCAATGGCCATCGCGAATCCCCATTGTAGGGAAATTCTACCCATACTTTATCGCCGGGCAGAAATGGTGAAAACGTGTTTGCATTGGACAATATAGCTTCTGCCCACGGCAATGAGGCATCTGGTAACCCATCCATCATGCCGACAACACGTATTTGTGTACGCATCAGACCTTTAGGGTCATCGACGCTTATCACTACAGCCCGATACTTCCCTGTCAAACTACCCATTCACCACTCCTAACTGTGCACGGCTGACAAAACGAAAGCGGTCTTCGAAATGAGTCACGGACATCACTATCATTTTGTCAGGGATTGATTCATCGAGTTCTCCGTCACCTGCCGTGTTATGCACGACAATTTTCAGCGTCGTACCCGGAGTTAGCGCGGCATTTCCTTCCACCAGCATATCGAGGCGGGGGAGAATGAATTTGTTGTAGTTCGCCAGCGCGGTAGGATCGGGATTGCTCGTAAATTTAATGGGGTCTTCCTGGTTACCTGAGTAAACCACACCTTTGGTCATGTCATAACTGGCCATTCTGTAATTGTGGCGGCGCTGGTATTCATAATCGGCATTCAGGATGTTGAACTGACTAATTGTAAATCCGGATGTGTTGGGATTGGCGGACTCATAAGTAAGCGATGGAGCGGCGTTTGCCATTTTTTCCATACTTTTAAAATTGATCGTCCCCCTGGATGCCCAGCACATAGAACCGGTATCCCGGGCTATCTCCTGCAATACCTTGGTCGGTTTTTCTCCAACATTTAGGTGGTATGTGGATGTTTTTCTGAATGAGTCAGCATTTACCTTCAGACCAGGGGCAAGAGAGGAAACTACGGCTGATGGGGGCTTATCAACAAAATACTGTGCGCTGGTGGACGGAACTTTTAATAACCGCACCGGGTTACTAAACGCGTAAATCAGTACAGTATCGTCCTTGCGCGGCGCTTTAAGAACAAAGAACTCTTCCGAGAAGAGGATGCCGCCATGACCTTCCGGATCACCAAGTGAAACGGTCAGTATTGTCCCAAATTTCACCCCCAGCTTATTGACCACGTAAGCCGTTGAATCCCTGACCATGAGCATAAGCTGGGGACCAGATAGCTCCCCGGGTTCGACATAGGTACATCCTACGATCATTTCGCGAGGGATTTCGTTCTGCCCAATTGAAACAGATTGCAGGAATAGCTGAGTGCGTTTTGAATCAGTTTCCGGGGCTGTGGTGGTCTTTGTGGCCATCTCATTCCTCCAGAATTTTCGCTTTTACCGTTATGGTGCCGGTGGTTTGCTGCATATAAGCCAGGATAGGAAGCTCCGCCACTACTGTGAGGTTCAATCCAACCGCGAACAGCCTGTTGTCGGCGGTGCCGGTGGTCAGATCCTGAAATGCGATTGATTTTTGCCCTTCTATGTAACAGGTAACCGGTATCTCATAACCGCCGACATTGGCAGTGTGAGTGAAAGATGCCTGCCCGAGGCTGGCATACATTCGTAGCCAGAATGCTAATGCAGTTGTAACCATCCCAAGAGATTCCTTCTCGTCACTGGCTATCCATAGCGAATATTCCAGTGAGAAAGGGATAGTCGATACCAGGGCTTCAATCTCATCATTTTCATTGGTGACATGCCCTTCATCGTAATTATCCCGGCACAGTTCACCTTCATAAATTGAAAATGCGGGAGAACGAGACAGATTCACAAGCGGCATTGCCAGCTTATTTACCGGGCCAGCAGAGGCTGTATCTTTGCGCCCGGCGCGATCGGCTTCAAATGACGACAACCACTCCTTCACATCACTAAAAGTGCCGAGCGTTATGCGATCTCTTGGTGTGCGTTTCAGGAACTCCCTGAATGACTGGTTAGTGCGATCATTAAAGCTGACAACTTGTGAGTCGAATGCTTCGTTTAAAGCCTGTGCGAGCGCCGAATCAATGCCATCAATAGTGGCAAATTCCAGCTTACCGGTTGGAGTAAGACCTTTTTTCTTAAAGATGGCCAGTAGCCATTCCTGATTATTCAGAATCACCGATGAAATTCCCTTCAAAGGCGCGTGAAGGCACGCAATAAAACAAACTGCCTACCCTGGCAGTGCCGTAATTGAATATTTTATGGATGTACCAGAAGCGGCGAATGGTTGTGCCGTCTGACAGCTGTTCCAGCCATTCGAGCATAGAACCCACTGGCACATTAACGGCGGCCAACCGAAGGATTAAAGCACTGTCGCTAATTCCCGTATTATCACTGCCGTCGTATAGCGCGTAGAAGGCGTCCATCTCATCCGGGCAGTCGAGGGCTGTTATCAGTTCTGGATCCTGATAGTCATATATGCGTTGGTTCGGTTCTATTATTTCAGATGCCGTTTCAGGTGCATTTTTGTCTCTGTAAGGTATTGCGCGATACAGAACCGCATCGAATGAGTCAGGGTCTAGCTTGATTGCTTTGAGCCAGTCCATCCGCACAAGGTTATTAAAAACTGCATGACCTTGATAACGGTGGCGCACACCAGAATCACTAAGCAGGCCGTGATCCAGATTGGGAAGGTGATTGTCCTCCACAGGATCAACAATATTACCAACGTTAACACCATCGGTTTCGATTTCAGCATCAATATCTTCCTCTTCAATCAGTTCAGAACCTTCGCCTGGAATATCCGGATCCGATTCGGTGTCCGGGAGGTTATCACCAGTCACTTGTTGTGATGGTTCTGTGTCCTCAAACATGTCATCAAAGAAACCAGCCATCGATTATCCTTTCCGTTTACGGGCTTCGTTAATTTGTGTCTCAAGAATGCTTCGCGCCTGCGCAGTGGCAGCGGCCTTGTCCATTCCCTGACTCATGAAAAACTTTATGAGGTTGTTCGCCTGCGTTTGCAGGGCTTTTTTGAGAGCGTCGGCTTCAGCGCGAGCCTGGGCTTCCCTCACCCGCGATGCTTTTAGTTCGGCATTCTTCCTGTTTGCCGTGGTGCGAGCTTTTTTTAACAACCGGCGAACGTTGTCCGTGGCGCTATCTTTGGCGCGTAGTTTTTTGCCTAATGCATCCTGAGATTTCAGATATAACTCATACTCACGCGCCGCTTTAGCCTGATCCGTCGTTGTTGTCCGGTTGCGCGCGAGCGATTTAGCCAGTTCGCCTTTGAAATAGGTTGTTGTCTTCCGCTTGTCATCGCCGAAGGCTACCTGTTCAGCTGCTTTTTCCAGGGCAATAATGATGGCCTTGTGCCATGTGGGAGACTGAAAACGCGTCATAGCGTGCAACACATGTTTGCAGGCTACACCAGTCAGATCAGGGTTGCGGATCTTGGGGAATGCATACTCTTTTGGCGGCGCGACAGCATAGTTACCAGCAGTGGCCATATAACGATACCAGTATTGATGGCGTCCACAATCACAGTCGAAAGATACCCGGCCCTTGCAGAGATCGGCAGCGATTCGGGCTTTTTTCGCACCGTCTTCAGCAATTTCCTCAACGGCTTTATCCCATTCCTCAAATCGAATTCTGACACGGTGATGCTGGTGGACCGACTCATCCGAGGCATTAACAGATATCAATGCAAGGTTGTGTTTTAGCCCGAGGAATGTCGCGGCTTTGATCCCTGTGCCATCAGAAACCTTGTTGTTAGCGCGTTTTATATCAATGCTGGTGGACTGCGCCACCAGCTGAGCATAGGTAATGCCGGGTACCGTGCTCTTGAATTTGGTTTTATGAGCCTGCCTTGAGGTGTTGAAACTGCGTATATCTTCGGGCGTAAAGTAGGTGCCATCTTTCTTTTTCCCAAGGCTGAGGAATGCCTCAAGTTCGCGGTTACGCATCCCCATAATCCTTGGGGTGAGTGTACGTCGCGCGTTTCGCCGATTCTGACGCTGCTGTTTACGGATAAGATCGAAGACCTTGTTAAAGTCTTTTGCACTTAATCCATCAGTCTGATAGCGACCAAGGTTGTCGCGAGCATATTCAGTTGGCATTCATTTCCCTTACGCAATGGATAATGTCCCTATTACCTGGCCGTCGTATTGGAAATGGCGAATCATTTCGCGGATCCAGGTGGCAGGTGGGAGTTTTAATTTTTTGCCAACAGTCATACCCTGAGACTCATCCTCAAGCCCGGCGGCGAGCGTCACAACCCAGCGTAGCTCTGCTATGCCCCACATACGGTAAGCCAGCAAATCCGGGCGATATTGCTCATCGGGAAGAACGTAATAAATCGTCAGATTCTTGTCGTTCGATTCACACATAAGCATCACCTCTTTGCGTAGCTCTGCCCTGAGTATTGGATCGGCTATGTTGCGGTCGTCATACCGCGACAGAGGATATTGCCGGGTGCTTTGGGTTGTAGTGATTGATGTAGCCATAGTCAGCCTGCCAGAAATAGATGATGGTGATTCTACCGCTAGTCATTTGTTGAATATTTAACTCAATAAAAGAAAATTATTAGTGCAATTTTGATTGTGAAATGTATCATTCTGCCCTTAAGTAGGTTCTTCACGAGGAAACAAAATTGGCAGAACGTGTTGATGATGCAGAGCTGAGCATGAATCAGTTAGAAGCTCTCAAAGACATGGCCATCGATAACATCAGAAAGCAGGCACAGGTCGTGAGCCAGGTATTTACAGGGAAGTGTCGTTACTGCAATGAATCGATTGAATCAGGCATTTATTGTGACGCTGAATGTGCGCAATGGCACAGGGAAGAGCAGGCCGCAAAACAGCGTAAATATGGCATGCGACCGGCAGGATTTGACTGATTATGTTGCGCTTTACTGAGGAAGAGTTTCAGGCTTTTAGTGAGCGTCGAAATAAGGGGCGGTCCAGGCCAAAAACCAAAAAGGATCCATTCTTATCGCTTGCGCCGGTAAAAGAAGTTTCTCCACATGCGAAGGCACTTGCAGCACTTGCAAAGAACCCAGACCTGCGCGACGGAAATTGCGAGCACTTCGAGCAGGTTTTCATTTTTGATTACTTCGAACGCAAGCACCCTGACATCTATGAGCTGTTGCATGCAACGCCTAACGGAGGGAAACGTTCAAAAGCAACCGCCGGGAAAATGAAGGCTGAAGGGCAGAAAAAAGGTTATCCGGACATGAGTCTCGATAAAGCATGCGGTATTTATCACGGCATGCGAATTGAGCTTAAAGAACCAAATGGTAAAGCCCCGACGAAAGAGCAGATCGCCTGGATGCGCAGGCTTAGAGAGGAAGGCTACTACGTTGTTCTTGCGTATGGTGCAGAACAAGCGATTACCGCCATCCTGGAATACATAAGTCTTAAAAAGGGTGAGGCTATTGAGCATGTATTGAACGGCGATAAGTGGTTGCATGCTGCTTAAAATAATAAATTAATTAGTGCATGTACGCTCTTTGTGGTAGTGCACTTTAACATCGGGAGAATAATCGTGTCATCCAAGGTTAATTATGAGTCGCTGGCATCGGTCATGCCGCGTAATGAACAGGAAACAGATGCTGTAGTGGACCCTGTAATCGCTGAAATGAATGCTCGCCTGGAGGCTGAATTTGCAGCTGAGAATGAACATACCACCCAGGGCGACTAGGACTGTTTTTTGTGTCGGTAGCGGTCCGTCACTCACTCGTGAGGACTGTGCTGCTATAGAAAAAACTGGCTGTTCAATCATCGCGGTTAACAATTCCTGGCAGATGTTCGATGACATTTATGCTTTATACGCCGGTGATTTGTCATGGTGGAAGCAATACGGATCCACCATACCGGGAGGGAGGTTCCGCAAAGTGACAGCCAACCTGGCGGCGGCGAAATCATTTTCGTTGGAGTACAGGCGATATTGTGGACCGGCGGAAGGGGTAAATAGCGGCGCGCAGGCTATCAGTCTGGCTGCTGAATCAGGGGCTGAAGTAGTGGTATTAGTCGGCTATGACTGTTCTCTGCAAAACGGCCTTCATTGGCATGGCGCGCACCCTCAAGCACTACGGAATCCAACGCAGGTGTCTATTTCAAAATGGCAACAGCAGTTCCTGGATACCCGCAAAAAACACGCAGATTTACATATTTTGAATGCAAGTAGGAGCAGTGCAATTCAATGTTTCCCAAGAATAAATTTAGAGGCAGTGATCGCGTTATTATCGTCGGCAGTGGCCCAAGCGCCGCAAACTTTGTTGCGCCGCGCGGAGTGCCGATTATAGCGGTCAATGGGGCCATCGACTGGCTTAACCGCGCTTCTTATTTTTTCACACTTGATCCATCGCCAGACAATATGCGGCGCGTTGGTCGTGGCCGCCGTCGCCGTGGTGTTTGTTATTGCATGGCACTACCCGATGTTAAAGAACGTGAAGTCAGAGATGGCGTTCTGTGCTTCCGTCGTGTGGCTGAACGCGGCACGGAGCCAAAAAATACGAATTCTCCCGAGTGGTGGGCGTGGCGCTGGTCCGCACATTTCGGCCTTTGTGAAGATGAGAATGAAATTGCCAGCGGCAATAGTGCATATGGTGCTCTGAACCTGGCTTTCCATATCGGATTCAAACATGTCGCCCTGGTGGGCGTTGACGCTACGCAAGAACCACGCGTTCACTCCGGCGGCACGCCAAAAAATCTAAGTCACCTGCCTTTGTTATTCCAGTCTGCGCGTGAACAGATTGACGTTGTTTCATGCGGGAAAATGGGAGGTATTCCGCAGATGACTCTTAAAGAATGGCTGAAGAATACATGATGGCACCAACAGTTTATCACCGTATCGACGGTACCAAATACAGGAATATCTGGGTTGTTGGTGATCTGCATGGTTGCTACACCAGACTGATGTCCGAACTCCATCGTGTGGATTTTGACCCGGCGCAGGATTTACTGATATCGCTCGGCGACCTTATCGATCGCGGTACTGAAAATGTCGAATGTCTGGAACTATTGCAGATGCCCTGGTTCAGGGCAGTGATGGGGAACCATGAGCGGTTGATGCTCGATGCGTTAAGTCCTGATGGCAACGTGAATAACTGGCTAATGAATGGCGGACAATGGTTCTTCATGCTGGACACTGATCAGGAAATATTAGCCAGGGCGCTGGTGGAGCTGGTAAGACGTCTGCCCTATATCATTGAGTTGAACACCGGGCAAGAAACTATCGTTATAGCCCATGCCGACTATCCGGATAATGAATATCAATTCGGTAAGGAGGTGCCGCTTTTCAACGTTGTCTGGGCGCGCGAGCGTATCAGTGATTCGATGGATGATATTGGTGGCGAAATTTCTGGCGCAGATCGTTTTATCTTTGGTCACACTCCGGTGAAAAGCCCGAAGACATTCTGGAATCAGCATTATATCGACACTGGTGCCGTATTTTGCGGAAACCTGACATTGATGAAAGTGAAAGGTGATGGTGCAGCATGAAGATTGCTTTAGTTCTTCGCTCTGGTGGTGACTATAACGCTTCCGATGTGCAGTGGCTGGTTAATCAACTGCCAAAAGGCTATGAAATTATTTGCCTGACAGACCTGAAGCGTTTACATGTACCTGGCGTCAAAGTTGTCCCATTGATCAACCAGTGGCAAAAGTGCCGTGGCTGGTGGGCGAAAATCGAGTTGTTCCGACCGGATATAACCGATGATCTGTTCTATCTGGATTTGGACACAGTTATTGCCGGTGATATACGCCCAATCCTTGAGAATCCACCAACCAGCTTCACCATGCTTAGGGATTTTTACCATCCACAATATCGTGGTAGCGGTGCCCTGTGGATACCAAATAGTGTAAAAGCGCATATCTGGAGTGCATTCTGGCAAGATCCGGAAGGTTGGGTTGCTCGTTGTGTTACTACTGAATGCTGGGGTGATCAGGGGTTTTTGCGGAAGGTTATGGGTGATGATACACCAGCATTTCAGGATCTGTATCCGGGATGGTTTGTAAGTTACAAGGCCGATGTTGTGGAACCTGGTTCGAAATATGCAAGCGCGCGTTACTCCAGGGGGAATGGGGCATTACCAAAAGACTGCCGAATAATCTTTTTCCACGGCAAACCGCGACCTCGCGAAGTGTCAGAGGATTGGCTTTCCCTTATTAGCTCATTTTTTGAGCAAAAATCAGAATAATATTGCTCTAATAATTCCATATTTTTAAAACGTGATGTACACTCATCACGTTTTTTATTAGAGCAATCTATAAGGTGCACTATGTGGCCATTCCGACGGAAATATCACTACTGGCTGATCGCCTTTGTTACGCCGACCGGCGGTATCAGGCATGTCATCACCAGGTATCGCAACAAGAGACTCACCTTAGCCAGAATTTTACAGGCTGCCATAGGTGAGGGACTGGATACAAATTGCGTAGTCCTTCCACCTTCATACTTAGGAAAAATGACCGAAGCACAAGCTAATACGGAACTTTGAAATGAGCACTTCAGCACAAAACCAATCAATCGAAAATGTATCTATCCCTGACGTCCTGAATGCCGGTATCCCGGCCATTATCCAGAACATCCGGGCCGCGCAACGCCGCGTTAGTTGTGATGACCTCACAGCACGTTTTTTTGATAATGCGGTTCAGTCAGCGGAGATGCTTCACGCACAGCTTATTGATGTTTATAACGCAGAAGCTGATAGCCATAACTCCATGGTAGATGCAGCTGAAAATATGCAGTTGGATCTCGGTCTGAAGGGTAAAGAAATTGAAGAGCTTCAGCTGGAAATTGAACATTTGAAACGCCAGCAACAGGACGCGATCGACGATGCGACGCATGACGCCAACCAGCGTGCTGATAATGCCGAACGTATAAGCATTGAGCTGGAAACAAAACTCAATGAAATGACCACGATGGTTGAACTGCGGAACTCACAGATTTCAACGCTAAAATCTCAATATAAAGAGATCATGAAACTTGATCCTTTTAACCTTGAGAAACGCTATAACAAAGCTAAAAGCGAGCGACAGGAACTGCGTAAGCAGGTCGCCGACCTTAACCAACAGCTCAAAAAAACTATTAAAGATGCAAGCGAAGCGCGCGTGGCATTTGCTAATAAAAAAGCAGAGGTTACCGCGCTGGTTAATGAGAATGCCAAATTTGCGACGCTCAAGAAGGAAATGTATGGCATTACTGAGCGCCGTTTCCCTGCAAGCAAACTTCATCCGACGTTAGGGCAAATCTCCTTCTTCCCGCGCCTCCTGGCTTATGGGATCTCATCGCCTAAAGAGTTCAATAACGAGCGTCCTTATATCGTTTCTAAGCTGGACTTTGCTTATCAGTTCTGCTGCGACATGGGCTATGCCATTGATATCCGGATCAACGAATGGTTGATGCCAAACTTCCAGCCGTTGGCCATTTTCCGCGAGTTCCAGCCGGAAGGTTGGGTAGAGTTCTTCCATGAATTGATCTGTAAAGAGATGGAAAGCCGCCGCCCGGAACTGGTCCGTCGAGTTGAGTGGGCGCAAGAGGTTATGTTGGCAGAGGCAGAGCTGCCGTTCGAATCGGAATTTATTGATGATCTGGGAGCTAAAGGGCTGCATACCCTGTTTGATGTGGTTACCCGCCGTCATGAGCAGTTGGTTGTCGAATTGGGTTTAGAGGAAACAGCGGCAAGAAGACTTCTCGATGTTTGCTATGCACGTAGCGATGCATGGGAAAAAGAGAACGGCGGCACTATTTACGTTCGCTGACAGTTACAGTGTCACTTTTAATGCTGGTGGAGTGCGCCCACCAGCATTTTTTTCGTCCAATGAGGAGGGCATTTGAGTATTTTCAATAAACACGCACACCAGGAACGTCCGTACATCGTCATAGTAGATATTGATGGGACGATATCAGAGGCAACGGAAGACAGGCTGCATTTACTTCCACCACCTGGCAAAGGTGCATTAACAGAGCACTGGAACGAGTTTAACCTTGCCTGTGACACTGATGCTCCCATCACTCCAGTTATTGATATGGTGCGCCAGTTGTCCGGCATTTACACCCTCTGGTTTGTAACCGGGCGCTGTGAGATAGCCAGGGATAAAACACGAGCCTGGTTGCGTAAGCACGTAACAAATGGGGCTGAGCCTTTGCTATCTATGCGTCCTGCCACCGATGACAGAAATGACGGTCCAGCAAAGATTGATCTCCTGAAGAAAATTGGTCTAAGTAAAATTGCGTTCGCGCTGGAAGATAAGATTGAAGTGGCGCGTGTTTTCAGGAGTCACGGCGTACTTACGTTAATGGTCAGGGAGTATGAAAACGCGCTTCTTCATCAACAATAATTGCTCTAATAAATCTTGATTTTTAAAACAGAGAAAGTGAAAATAAAAACATGCCGCAAGGCGCGGCATGTATCCAATCAATCACAGGAGCTGAAAATATGAACACGGCATTCAAAATCATTATGGCCGCGATCTATTTCTGGCTGTTCTCTATCACTTTTGGCGGCATCGTCGCACATGGGTAAGGGGGATGCATGAAAGGCGAAGTGAAAGAGCGCGGCATGATTTTTAACGATGAGATGGTCAGGGCAATTCTTGGCGGGAATAAAACACAGACTCGCAGGATTGTTGAAGAAAAATTCTATGGACGGGCAGTGGCCGCAGAGTTGCTTGCTAAACATTGTCCATATGGTCAACCGGGAGATCGTATTTGGGTTCGTGAAACCTACCGGGTACATGGCAAAGCGACGGACGTCGCAACGCTGGTTTATCGCGCAAGCGTGCGTAACTCCTGGACAGAACAAACGCACCGGGTTCCGGTTGAGGTTTGTAATAAGCCAGTATCAGAAAAGTGGACGCCATCAATTCACATGCCGCGCTGGGCATCGCGCATTCTTCTGGAAATTACCAACGTGCGCGTTGAGCGGTTGAACGATATCAGCGAATGCGATGCAAGGGCTGAGGGCGCACCAACAGAATCGACCCTCATTGGCGATAAGCATTACCCAGGTTTCCGCAGCCTATGGAAATCAATTTATGGCGAAGATAGTTGGAACGCTAATCCTTGGGTGTGGGTAATAGAGTTTGAGCGTATTCAGGGGGCAACCAGTGAGTGAGTCAAAATGCCAAATTAATGGCAACAAGATAGAACCGTGCGCGGCGTTGGCACAATCCCTGGAGCATGACGCTGAATACACGACGCGAAAAGGTCTGCTGAAATACAAAATCTATAACCATGAATTAATTCATTCACAAGACCTGATCATGCTGCGGTCTGGTGAATTTTCTAAATCGCCTATTCGAGTTTCATTTTGCCCGTTCTGTGGTGAAAGTCTGAAAACGTGGGAAGCGGAGGCAACCAGTGAGCAAAATTAACTATCAGGCACTACGTGAGATAGCAAAACAGGCAACACAGGGCGAATGGGTCGCGTTTATTTCGACGGGTACAGGTACGTATGCTGTGCATACGCCCGGTGATAAACGATGTGAAGATGTTATCAAATGGACCGGCTTTGATGGACTGAAAAACGCAGAGAACAACGCTCGTTATATTGCCGCATTCAACCCAAAGGTTGCACTGGAGCTACTTGGTGAAATTAAGCGCCTGGAGGACACAAATATTGATGCTATGTGCCGAATAGCACCGCTTGAGACTAAGCTCGCGGCTCTGGTGGCAGAGAACGCCGGGCTGAAACACGCAATGGCTGTAACTCTTGATCATGTGTCGGTCACGGATGCAGGGCAGGCCGGAGTTGCTGCAATGATTATCAACGATGCCCTACACCACAGCGAAACTCCAGCTACCGATGCTTTTCTGGCTGAAATTCGTGCGGAAGCACGCAACGAGGGGATTAACTATACCGCCAGCCGTCTTGCTGCTGCGTTCAATCACGGATTTATCAATAAGTCTTTGCGTGAAGTTTTCGACGTTACGCGCATGATTCTGTCAGCGAAAGAAGAGTTGGCTAATGAACCGTACCCGATTGATGGCCTGTCCGGTGAATATGCGGAGAAATCCCTTGAAGAATGGGCGGAACAGATTCGCAAAGGAGCTGACAAGTGAAGAAGATGATTTTTGTCGCGGCATTGTTGGTGAATATCCAACAAGTGCATGCTTCAGCAGCTATTGTAGCCTCTACCGCCGCGACTACGGCTGCTGTAGCTGCTGCGAACTCTGCGAATATCGCAAACCAACAGGCACAGCGTGCTGCTAATGCATCAGCCAGCGTTCACCCAATCACCATTAAGAGCAGTAAGCAAAATCTGGGATTCATAACGTGCGGCACGCGTTCTAATGAAGCTGTAGGCTCACTGGGATGTACGGTATATGGCGATAGTGAGCGCAGAGAAATTCCATGGAAAACGTGGCCCGGATACGTTCTCGGATCGAAGCTCCCTGCCAGCTACGAAGTAAATGCCGTATCGTTTGATCACTATAACGGCGTGGCAACTGTCTATTTTACATACTGAGGCTCCGCATGAAATTCTCCAAATTTTCTGAGTTGGTGAATCGTATTTTGTCCAACAACCACAGCCATCGTCGCGATATGGATGTAACGATCGTTGTTCATTCGCCTGGCAGCATTGGTTCAACACCATCAGTTGAGGTTCAGTCAATTCACGCTGGTTTTGATTGGGATTCCGGGAAAGTGCTGATTTTCCCAGCACAGCCACTGACCACGCTAACACCAGAACAGATTACTGATATTACTGATAGTGTGCGCAAAGGTCAGTCCTGGCACGCATATCAGGAATACAAGAAGCATAAAGAGCAGTTGGAAAAATTATCGATTGAACTTGATGCCGCAAAACAGCGCATTGCAGAGCTGGAGGGTAATTTCACGGTGCTGGCAGTGGAGAATGCCTCAATGAAGCTGTTTATCAGGGGTTGTTGCTACGTGTTTGATGGCGAGCAGGATGAAATATCTGATGCGTATATCTGCGCAAGAGACGGAGGCATGCCGCAAACCCCGGCTACAGATGCTCTCCTGGCTGATGTACGGGCGGTGGCGTTTGACGAACTTCGCGCGGCGTTTGTCAGGCACGCAAAAGTTGCAGGACTGGATGATGCCGATACCGTAACGCTTAAGGAAGTGACAGAAGCATTGTTGCATTGTGCGGAACAGATTCGCGCGCCTGAATAATTAAATTTAGTGTTGTAAATAAAATTTAATCCTTAACCGGAGGGATTTCTGCACCCTCATAACATCAGGAGGCCGCCCGAGGGGCGGTAATGAAAAATGGCTGAATTAACAAAAGAACAATTAATCGAAGAAGCTAAATTAAAAATAGCGATTGCGAAATGCCATCCCAATTCAGGCGTGGCACGAGTAGAGGGTGAGTTATTCAAAATTGCACTGGCATCGCTGGAAGCAGATCCAGTTGCTTATATTTTCAAACATCCGGCCGGGAAATTATTCTGGGCTTTAACGGATGAAAGCAATAAAGAGCAAGCGGACGTTATTCCTGTTTATGCTGCCGCGCCTGCGTCGGTTGTGCCGGATAATGCATCAGAGCCTCTTGCTTATGCTTACAAAGAGCTTACGCCTGAGATTATGCGCAACCATTTAGCTGTATTCGAGCGATATGGAATAGCCCCAAACGATAGCTCTACCACAATTCAGGCACTGCGAATCGCGCTGGATGGCATAGAGCGGAGCGACGCCATGCTTCATGGTGCCGAACCTGTAAGCCAAACTTACAAGTTGAACCAGCTATCGGGCAACTCTCCGGTAACTCCGGATGATTGGATAAGCTGTAGTGAGCGAATGCCGGATAGCAAAACAGCTGTTCTTGTTGCCAGGGAGTTTGACAGGAAAGGTGACTGGCGAATGAAGTGGGCGACTTACATACCGGGACATCCTGACGCTAATGATGGTTGGATAATTCCTGGTGCGTCGTGGATTCCATCACACTGGATGCCGTTACCAGAACCGCCGCAGGAGGCAAAATGATGGATGTAAAAGAGAAGGTTTTGCAGGTGATGCGTTCCCGTGCTGCCCTGCAAGAGAAAGCTCTCGGCGGGGAATATCCATTCACGATAGCAACCTGGAATCTGCGGTTGGCAATGGAGAAGGAATTTCCTGATGAAGAATGGCGTTCGGCAGATTTGCGCAAAATTCTTATTGGGATGGCTAAAGACGGAACAGTATCCAAAGATACCCATGCCAGCCGGATTGGTCAGGCGGTATGGAGACTGGAGGTGAGGTAATGAGCTGGCCTGAAGCATTTGCGATTGTAGGCGTAGCTATGGCGATTGCCGCTATTTTTATCTTCTGGGGGTAACGATGGGAAAATTAACTTTTGTAGTCGAATTTGAGGATGGCAAAGAGCCACCTGTTAGCGCCAATCTTGATGTTGCTGGTGGCAGGCTGGTTTCGGTTCTATTTGGTGATTACCGCGACGACTTCTTTCAGCCTGAAGAAGTTGATGTAGTGCGAGAAGCATTAAACGAGCTAAGTGCTGATGAATCCCCTAATGATTTTTATCAAAATCATTAAGTTAAGGTAGATACACATCTTGTCATATGATCAAATGGTTTCGCC